GGGTGAACATCAGGTCCAGGCGGCAGGCAATCAGACCCGGCGTGTTCAGGAACGGGTCCAGGATGTCGGTGACCGCCGCCCAGGAGACGCTCATCCCGCCGCCGTCCTGCAGCACCGGCTGCAGCCGCATCACCTGCGCGACCGACCGGTACAGGCCGCGGGCCGGGCTGATGGGGGCGTAGGGGACGTATGGAGTCGTCACACCCTGGTAATCGGGCTGCCGGACACCGGCTCCTCCGGCTTGCGCTGGCCTCTCATGACAAAGCCGCAAGGCCAGGCCAACTGGTTACGGCGCGTCTCGGATTCGCGCCCGGCAGCACATCCAGCCTAGCCGCGCCAGCTCGTGTCCTCGAACGTGTCGAATCGCCGACCGCAGTCCGGGCACCAGGTGGTGATGACCTTCGCGCGGAGCAGGCCAAGACCGTACCCGCCTCCTCCCGGATGCTCCAGCTTGCCCTGGATTTCTTCCGGGTAATCAGAGGTGAGACGGAACGCATTGCGCGGCACCCCGTCCAGCCCGTCAAAGAACGGCGTATCCAGGTAAACCTGCGGCCGGTGAGCCTGCCGGTACTTGCAGCGGAAGTTCTGCGGAGTCGCCACCGCGGGATCGACGCCGATGATCTCAGCCGCCCGCCGCAGGCTAACGACCTCCTCGTCGTCCAGGAACCCGGACCCGAAGTCCATCGAGCTGACCGCCACATCGAACAGGGCGCGCAGCACCTCGTCATCAATCTCAGCCATGCCGGCTAGCTCCCCAGCACCTCGCGGATCTTCGCCTCATAGTCCTCGGCCTTCGCCCAGCCGAACCCGACCAGGCCGCGGTGCAGCTCAGTCCACGTCACTCCCGCCACGCCAAGCTTCATCTCCAGCGAAACCGGGACCGCCAGCCCGGCCATAAGCCGGGACATGCCCTTGATCAGCTCGTCTTTGCTCATGCCCGTGATACTCAGCTAGAGGTTGTGCGTCCAAGACATAAACAGCGAAATTTGTCAGCCTGGGTCGTGAGGAAATGCTTCGCTGTTGATGTCCAGGAAGCCGGGGATGTCCAGCTGATTAATGTCAGCAGGTCCTAGAAGTTCGAGTTGGCCGGTCTCGCAGTTGCGCCGGATCAGGAACTGAGCCTTGTCGTCCCGGTCGTGCGGGCGCTCGAACACCGAGATGGACCCGGAGTACACCCCGCCGGCAATCGTGCGCTTGGACAGCAGCTCGATGGCCAGGTCGAACATGGGCACGCCGGTCGCCTCGCCGGTGACTTCCAGCGCGGCGGCGTTGCGGGCCATCTGCGCCGGGGGCTTGGAATAGCTGTAGGACCCGATGGTCTCGTTATCCATCGGGGACGCGATCACCTGCTGGTAGGGCTGGCGCAGGTAGATGTAGTCCGCCATCGCGCAGATCCCGGTGGTGGCCAGCTGCTGCGCGTCGGCCTGGCTGAGGTTGTTATACCCGGCGAACTGGGACGGGTCGGTGATCTCCGTCTTGAAGCTGAACATGATCACGGCCTGGGTCAGCGCCGAGGTCGCGAACCCGGTGTAGCTGGCCTGCGCCCGCCCGGAGAAGAACGCCAGCGCGGTGATGTCCGGGATCGGGTACATGCCCTGTAAATCGGGTCAGGCGCTGAGACCGAGCACCGTCTCAGCAGTCATCCAGTTCCTGGCTATCGCGAGCTGGGCAGCGGCCAGGGTGACCTTATGCGCGCACACCGCAGCGTGCAGGGCGTTCTCCACGGAGTCCTTCGGGTTGGGCACCGGCGGCGTCTCCGGCCACAGGTTGGACGCATCGTTGGCACCGCCCAGCTCCAGGCTGACCAGGTGATCCAGCTCGGTCTTCCCGCCAGCCGGGATACCGTAAGCGGGATAGGCGACATGGAACTTGAACGCCTCAGTCTGCGCCTCGGGCGGCCGGACGGTCTTGGTATAGCCGGACACGCAGATAGTCGTGCCGATGTCCGCCTGGGTAACAGCAGGATCGATCGCACCGGGAGTGCATCCGGGATCGGGCAGCTGACCGCGGACATGGCACGTGCCGGTGATGGTGCCGGTGACCTGACCAGGATCGTGCACCCGGTGCAGGCCCGTCACCGGGGGCAGCGTCGATGACGTGGACACCTCCGGCGCACTGGTGGCCGGGGAGCTGGTGACGACGCTGCTGCCGCATCCGGCGAGCGCGCTCAGCGCAGCGACTGACAAGACCTTACGGAAGAACATGACACCTCTAATCGGGCTGCCGGAGTCAGGAGGGACGGCCTGCGGCTCAGCTCCGTACCGTGCCAGCTGCGTTTTACAGGCGCGGGCCGGGGCCAGCGGTGCCGCTGCCCCTCCTTCGTCCCCGGTGCCCGGACCGGCGCTTAACAGCTGGTCCCGTTCCGGGCACACTCTTGATACGGCTAAGCAGTCACCCGACGCCGCCGTCCCCCCCTTCGGAGGGTCCTTCGGCGTCCACGGGTTCTCGTACTGCCCGGTGGCCAGGTACCGGAGCATGGCGACACCACCAGTGTCCAGCACCGGATCGTAGTTGTGGCCGTCCTCCAGCGACATCCACGACGCCCGACGCTCGCCGATCCAGTGATACTGGTGCTCCTTGCCGCATTTCTTGCAGGCGGCGGCCTTCGCGATCAGCTCCCCGGCGGTCACCGCAGGCCTGCCATCGGGCCGGGAACGGCACGCCCGCGGCGCCGCTCCATCTCATCAGCCTGCCGCAGCGCCTGCTCGCCGGGCCCGGCGAACCTGACGGGGTTGCCTTCCGCGTCCTTCCCGGCGGACAGCTGCTCGAACCCGCCGATCCCGTCCAGGTAGGACCGGCGGCCGGGCCACGGGCCGCGATCGAAGTACTGCTTGCCCCAGCGCTCGACCTGGCCCATCCGGTCCAGCAGGATCCAGCCGCGGGCCTGCTCCCAGCGCGGGTGCGACGGGCCGATCTCGATCTCCTGGCCGCGGTACCAGACCTGGCCGGCGAAGGTGAGGCCGTCCTCGATGAAGTGGATCACGACCGTCTCGCCCTCCGGCGGCACGTAATCGGGCTGCTGCGCCTCGAACTGCCGGGCGGCGGCGATGGCCTCGGCATGCTGGCGGTCCCGCTCGGCGCGCTCCTCGGCGGTCAGCTGGCTGGCCGGCTTGGGCCGCGCGTCGTCCAGGTTGACCTTGGCAGCCGGGGCGGGCGCGTCCATAGACAGGCCGCAGGTGTTACAGAACTTCGCGTCAGCCAGGTTCTCATGACCGAGCGCGCACTCAGGCCTGGGCTTGACGGTCTCTGGCGCCCAGTCCGCTGGCAGGCTCCGGCCACGCTCCGTCTCCGCATCAGGACCAGTCATGGAAGCAAGAGGCTCCGGCGCAGCCTGCTGGCCGAGCTGCTCCGCCGCGGCAACCGGATCGATGACAACCTCGTCACTTCGTCTGCGTGGCATGACGGGGCAATCGTCGCGCTAGTGAGTGCCAGACTCCTGGACGGCCCGGCTCTCATACCCGCCGGCGTTATGCCCGGCCATCTTGGCGACGATGAGCCTGGCCGGGGCAGTCCGGAGCTCGTATCCGCCGGTGTTGGTCACGGCCGGGGCATTCTTGATGCCGCCCATGCGCGCCGCGGCTGGCCTGGCTGACTCTGGCCTGGACTCCGGAACTGCCTCTGGCTCATCCGGCGAGGACTTAACGGTCTTGGTCATGCCTGCTTCACCTCAATCACGACAGGCGCTTCGTCTTTGCACTGGCCCGGCTCATGGAAACCGTCACAGCGCAGCGTGTACGTGTGCTGCGCCGCACCCTGGTAGCCGACGGGCGTCACCTTGATCTCGCTCATGACCTGGTAATCGGGTCAGGTTTTCCCGTGTGCTCCCCGCGGCCAGCGGATCACCGGAGTGACGGCGGAGGGATTGAGCCTGCGTACTGGCCGGCCATGGCGTTCCTGCGGCACCTGAACCTCGCGGCCAGTCTAGACCAGCAGGCCGAGCTTGGCCGAGAACGGGATCTCCCGGTACTGCTGCGACGGGCGGTCCTCGGTGAAGCTGGAACTCAGCGCACCCCGGTAGAAGTACTCGGACAGCAGGCCGGGAGTGATGGAAGAAATCTGCCCGATGTGCAGGGACCGGGACCGGACGGGGAAGACGCTCTCCCGGCCCGCGGTGTTGACCTGCACCCGCAGGTTGTTGTCCCAGGACTCGGAGTTGCCATCGAGCGGCCCCCAGCCGGGATCGATGAAATCTTCCCAGCGGTCCTTCCAGGTGCCCCAGACAAGCGGGTTGAACCAGTTAGACCGGACCACTTCCGCCGGGGTGCCGTGCTCGGTGCACAGCGAGTGCGCGCAGATCGCAGCGACCTTCTCGTCGGCGCCGTAGGTCTCCCGGGCCCAGCTGACGTACTCCAGCACGTCGGTGCTGACCAGGAGGTCCTCCTCGGCGCAGATCGCGAACTCGGCGCCGGAGGCGAACGCCAGCCGCATCGCCCGCCGGGTGTTCTTCAGGCAGCCAAGGTGCTGATCGGCGACAACCACCTCAGCCGAGGCGAACACCCGCTTGACCCACTGGGTGAACTCGGCGACCGGGAAGGTCCTGCGGCACGGCTCCAGGGCGAAAATCAGGTGCCAGTCGCCGATACCGCGGGCACGGCCCCAGGTGCCGAGCGCCTCGCGCAGGTACTTCTGCCGCAGCCCGGAGACGGTGAAGGCGATGACCTGACTAGGCATCTTGCCTTCAGAGCTTCGCTGCGATCCAGGCAGAGACAGTAACAGTCGCGTTGCCAGTAAGACTCCCAGTTGCCGGGGGGCCTAGATACGCGAAGTCGGCCCGTAGATACCGAGCCAGGACACCGCTAGAGCTAGCTATCCCTACTCCCGAGACACTAGAAGCATTAGTCACCGAATCGTTCTCGAAGAACGCCTCACACAGCGGATACCAGTTCTCTCCGTCAAGAGAACCTTCCAGGGAAACTCCGGTTCTTACGTCAGAAGATGTGCTGTTATCCGTAAAGATGTCAGTGGCTATGAGCTGAATCGTAAACTCACCAGTCACTGCCTCCAGGTCAAGAACAGCACCAGCCCCCAGTCCGCTGAGATTGTGTCCCGTAACCGTCACCGCATCGAGCGACTGGAACGGAAGAATGACAGGAGCTGAAGGACCTGGAAGGCCTGCCGGACCAGCTGGGCCTACTGGTCCCGTTGCCCCTGTAGCTCCAGTCGGACCCGACGGGCCGGTTGCGCCAGCGGGGCCAGTAGGGCCTACCGCATTCCAGGTCAGTGCAACAGCACCGCCACCCGGACTGCCGCCCGCCTCACTGTCGAAGACCTCAAGGTTCGCACCGTGCGCAGGCGTCGGTGACTGGTACGCAGCGTGAATGACACCTTCAGCGTCGGGAATAGCCATAACCTCTCCTTAACACAAGCAGCCCAGGCACGTCAACAAACGGCACTTCACGGTAATCTTGCGCCGCATAATCCGCTGAGTAACAGTCTGACAGCGCGGCCCTGTACCACTTCTCCGCAAACCCTGGAGTGAACCGGCCGCCCAGCTGGCGAGAGTTGAGAGTGGACTGCTCACCGAAATGAAGCACCCGGGACCGCGCCGGGAAGACTGACTGAAGACGGCGACTTGTAATCTGATCACGCAGATTGCCATCCCAGCCCTCCGGCCAGACAGGAACCGGCCCCCACGTCGAGGCGATAAAGTCCGCCCACCTGTCTGGCCAGGTGCCCCAGCAGAGCTGGTTGAACCAGGAAGTACGAGTCACCCAAGACGGCTCGCCTCCCTTGCTAGACCGAGCATGCGCGCATATGGCGGCAACTTCGGGGTCAAGGCAATACTCATCGCGGCACCAGGCAAAATACTCAACGATGTCGCTAGACACCTCCAGGTCTTCCTCGGCCAGGACAACGAACTGAGCGCCCTGGGAGAAAGACCAGGCCAGCGCGCGGTACGTATTGCGCAGGCAGCCGAGCGGCTGTGATGAAGGAATGAACCGCGTCCTCGGAAACAGCTCTGACGCCCAGGCCCTGAACCCGGGCCAGAAAGAAGCGGGCTCAGGCTCCAGGAAGAACAAGGCAACAACCTGGCCACGCGCACTGGCCCAGGACTCCAGCGCCCGCTGCAAGTACTCAGGCCTCCGGCAGCTCACAGTAAACGCTACGGCGACCTGGCGGTCTTCCCCGATTTCTGTCATGCCCGTCAAATCGTCGGGCTAGGCACTGCCCTTGCTGTCCTTCGCCGGGGTGCGCGGGTCCGGCTTGCTGGCGGCAGGCAGCTCGCGCTGCCACAAGATGTAGATCTCGTTGTAGGCGGGCACCGCGGTGTGCACCTGCCAGCCGTCGGCGACCAGGGCGTCCCACGCCACCGCGACGTCCGCCGGGTACTGGCCGGGGTTGTAGATGCCGTACTGATACTGGAAGGCCATGCCCTGGAAATCGGACTAGCCTGAGCAGGCCACATGGTCATGCGCCCGGTCCACGTAGCCGCAGGCATAGTGCAGGTCCTGGCAGCCGCAGGGCAGGACGGCGGGAGTAAACGAGCACTCGCCGCGCAGGTCCAGGGCCTTCTTCACGAGGAACCCGCCCGGCAGGCCCCACGGCAGCGCCCAGGCGCTCAGGACGATCCACACGACGCTGACGATACATCGGGCAGCGGACGGCGGCCCAGGTAATCAGCGAACCGGTCAGGACACAGCCGCAAGCAGCGCCTGAGCTGCCGCCTGAGCCGTACCCAGATAGCTGAACACCTTATCCGCGCCAACGGCGTCCACGCTGCCGAGCACCCGGCGGTTGCACCCCATGCAGCACAGCCCGCGAATGCACTTCCCGCAGAGCGGATGCTGCGGAGTCGGATCGAAGTCACAGCAGTTGTGATCGTGGTCGATCACCAGCCTGCGCGGCGAGCCATCCTGATTAGTCATGGTCTCGAACTCCAGGCACAGCCAGCACCGGCCACCATGCGCCGCCTCCATGGCCCGGTACTGCTCAACGGTCATTCCGAATGCCCGGAGCCTTACCTCCAGGTTGTAGTCCCGCCGGTCGGCCTGAGGCCTGCTCTGGTGGTGAACAGACTGGCAATCTCGGCACCAAGACGAGTAACCGCGGGCGCCGCCGCCTTTGTTGAACTCACTCCACGGCTTGAACGCACGATCGCAGTTGCCCTCACCGCCATACGCGCACTCCCGTCCCTCGTCATTAGTCAGAAAGCCGTAGGGCCTCTCCTTCTTGACGTACTTGACACCCGGCGGCAGACCCTTCTTGCCGGTACCCAGCCGCGGCGGCTGGGCCGCATTGCGCTCCCTGGCCCGCTGCGCAGCTACCTCACGATTCAGGCAGCCGCAGGACTTCACGGCACCGAGCGCTGACACCTGGACCAGCTTCTCTGCCGGCTCGTGCTCAGAACCCGGAACACCCGTGCACCGGACCTTGACCGCACGCCGCCCGCCATCCGTATGGAGCCCGGCCTCGATAACCGTCAACCTCTCGAACTGCTGCCCTACCTCAATGCTAACCGTTGGTTTTCTTCCCATGCCTTATGCTACGGCATGAAAGAGCCCCCGGACAACTCCAGGGGCTCTCTCTTAGCGCTCCGGCCTCAATCGATGAGGCCGCCGGCCCAATAAGTGCTGGGTGCGGACGTTCCGGTGGAGACGACCCCAGTGGCCACCAACATTTGCTCTGGCCTGGTAATGACAGGCAAAAAATTGAGCTCTAGAAGGTATTGGCGAGCTGAAGGGTCGCGGTCCTTCCACGTCTTGGCGAACTTGCCCGTGAACCCGGCGGGTGCCTCGTCGTCGGCCGTCGGGCCGATCATCAGCTCCAGGGGACGCTGATCGGTGTAGTTGCCGAGCATGATCTGCCCGTCCGGGACGAAGAAGGTCAGCTGCCCGCTGTCGTTCTCGTACACCTGCTCGACCGTCTCCCAGGTCAGGCCCATGAAACCGGACAGGATGCCGGAGGAGAAGTACTCGTCCTTCATCCGGTCGGAGATCATGGTGGCCGGGATGTTGACGGTGGAGCCGGCCCCGGCGTGCACCCAGGCCTCCATCAGCGCGGCCATCGTGACGCTGGTGGCGAACGCCTCCTTGCACGGGACGCGGCCGTGGATCTGGATGATCCGCTTCCAGGACCTGACATCCTCGATGATCTGGAACGGGCTGGCGTAGGAGACGGTGGCCGACCCGAAGATCAGGTTGGTCTGCGCGGCACCCAGGCCGCCGGCCGCGGTGGAGGTGTAACTCAGCGACGGGTTGGACACCCACGGCGCGGCCGGGGTGACGAAGTGGCTAGCCGGGAACTTGTAGTCCACCGTGGCCTGGACGTCGCCGTAGTTGTAGGCGATGCCGCCGCCCATCGCCTGCCAGATCGACCACTCCTGGAAGTTATCGAACCTCTGGTTGAGGTCGTTGATCTCGCGGAGCACCGCCTTCTCGGCGTTGATCTGGGCGATCTCACCGGGGGTGCGCAGCCAGTGAATCGTGGTGGGCTCGAAGACCTTCTTCTCCCGCAGGTAGATGAAGGCCGCGGACTCCTGGCTCCGGCCCAGACGGCCGACCACGTGCGCCTCGGAGTTCGGGACGTTGGGCTTGGCGACCATCCGCGAGCCCTTGATCACGTCCCAGGTGACGCTCGGGTACGGCCACGGGGTCGAATCGAGCCTGTTCAGCATGACGAGCGACTCAGGAACCATGAACTTCTCGACCACGCCGCGCAACACGACCGGCTCAAGGAGACTGATGTCGGGCATTCCGGCTGTTCCTAACGCTCGAGACTCTGCCTTTAATCAGCGACTCCGTACCGGAGCCCGGCCTGCGCCGCCCGTGTCTCAGGGCCACTTGGCTGGCCTGAACGCGCGTGCGCGCTCTGACTGATGTAATCGGCCAGACGGCAGGGAGCCCCGGCCCGCCTGCACGGGACCGGGGCTCCCTGCCAGAAACTGACGGGCCTGGCTATCACCCGGCAGTCGCGGTGAATACCGCCGTGGTCCCCTCATACCCGGCCGAGTGGGTGGTGCCGCGCTGCGTCCAGGTCAGCCCGCCGCCGCTGACCGTGACAGCCTGCGCGGCAGTGCCGTCCGTCTCCACGAACGCCACCAGCAGCGACCCGGCAGGCGGGGAAAACGACCCGGTGACTGCCGATGAGGAACTGCCCACGGCCACCGCGGGAGTGGAGGCGTCGATGGCCGGGGTGACGCCGGCTGCCGACGGCTTCACCTCGTACCCGGCGTAGGCATTCCAGTGATTCGAGTCGGTGCCGCCCAGCGTCACGGCGTGGCCCGCCGTGACCGTGCCGGTGTAGTGACCGGCCTGCCACGGTTCCCCGAAACCCGGGGTCGTCCCGCTGGCGTCAGTGGTCACGCCGGAGACCGGGGTGACCGCCGTCCCGTCGCTGGAGTTGAGCACCTCCGACAGCAGCCGCGAGCTGCCCGATACCGGGGTGAGGGAGAAGGCCGGAGTGCCGTACGCGACGGCGCCCGTCACCGCCCCGCCCGTGGTGCCGCCGGTGATCACATACACCTTCTCGACCACGCTGTCCCACGGGTGAGTGACCGACGCGGTGACGGTAATGCCGGGACTGGCGGTAGTGAACTGCTGATCGGACCCGTTAGTCGTGCCGGTCGCGTTGGTGGCGGTCAGCCGGTAGTGGTACGTGGTGCTGGGCGACAGCCCGGTTACCGCCTGCGGCTCGCTCACCGCGCTGGTCCCCGACCCGGCGGACCCCGGCGAGGCGGGAGCTGCCGACCCGTAGGCGGTGGTGGTGCCGTACTGGTACTGCCAGGTGGTGGCCTGGCCCTCCGGGTTGACCGTACCGTTCAGCGTCGCACCGGATGAGGTGATGCCACTTGCCGCGCTGGTCACCACGGCAGGAGCCTGCGCAGCCGCGGACGTGGTGAACTGCTGGTCGGCACCATACGTCGTGCCGGCGCTGTTCGTCGCCTCAATCCGGTAGTGGTAGGTGGTGGATGGAGACAGGCCGGTCAGGCTGGCGTTCTCGTTCACCGCCGTGGTCCCGGACCCGGCGGACCCGGCAGGCGACGGGACCGAGCTGCCGTAGGACGTGGTGGTCCCGTAATCGAACTGGTAGGTGGTGGCCGCGCCTTCCGGGTTGACGCTGCCGTTCAGGGTCGCGCCGGAGCTGGCGACGCTGGTCGCCGCATTCGTGGTGACTGCCGGGGCCTGCTGGCCGCTGCCGACAGTCGCGTTGATCGAGTACGACGACATCGTGAACGTCTCGTTGGCCGCCGAAGTGATCTCCCAGCCGGTGTTCATCTGGGTGAAGGTGGCGGACGGCAGGTACCCGTTGGAGATGAGCCAGTTGAACCCGGCCTTGATGTCAATCGCGCCGGACGTCTGCTGAGCACAGCTGTTCGGGGTATTCGGGTCGGAGTCGAGCACGAAGATGATCTCCGCACCCGCGCCGCCGTACCGGTTGACGGTCCAGGTCTGCCCGTCAAAGGTAGCGGTACCGAGCACCGTGCCGCCGTACGCCCCGCTGTTGCACCGGCCCTGCGTATCCGCCCAGAACATGACATCGTTCGGGTACTCGCTGGTCCAGATATCCGGGGCGAATTCCGCGCTGGTGTTGCTGTCCCGCGTCCCCATGGACTCGGAGTAGCTGATGCTCAGCGCGCTCAGCGCGCTCAGCGGGGTGTCCGACGAGCCGCTGCCCCACCCGCTGCCGTTCCAGTCGTTGGTGAGCTGCTGCACGTCGGCGAAGATCTGGACTCCGCCGTAGCCGTACGGGGTGGCGTTGGCCACCGTATTCCAGTTGCCCGGGTCCGTCACATTCGCGGTCGCCGTGGTCCCCGAGTTGGCCCCCACGTCCTGAGGGACGACGTAGGTGTCGTACCCGTTGGACATCGGGATACCGCTATACAAGTACGGGCCGCAGCTGCCGCCGAGTGACGCCTGGCAGCCAGCTGCCCAGGCAGGCACGGACGCCGTGATCGCGGCTCCCGCGGCCAGCAGCGGCACGACGGCCAGCGCGGCCAGCCGGGAACTCTTGCTATGCCTCATCCGCCCCTCCAAAGGGGATCGGGGATACGGACATGAGGACCGGGCGGCCCTCTGCCGGTGATACGCATCGGCCGTGGCAGCAGGAAGCCCCGGCCGCAGGGACCGGGGCTTCCACTCTGATTCAGGTTGCTCCCAATCAGAATCCTCAGAACACGAAGATGTTGCCTTCGCTCGAATCAAACGGCGAACCGGGGAACGCCCCGCCGGCCGGGGTTGCGTTGCCGCCCACCAGGCGGCCCTTCAGCTGCGTGAAAGCGCCGGCCGCAGCCGAGCCGAAGCCGCCGAAGGCCCCGGCGACCAGGGACGTGGTGTCGGTACCGGAAATCAGGGAGAGGTTCAGCGCGCCGGACCAGACCAGGTTGCCCTGGGTGTCGGTAGACACGCCGCCCGGGGTGGTGTTGCGGGCATCGCGCAGGATCCCGATCGCGACGGCCCTGCCGTTAGCCCCGGCAACGGCGTACGCCCAGTACTTGCCGGTAGTAACGTCCTGCGCGAGCACGCACCCGGTGGGCAGCACGCCCTGACCGCCGGCCAGGGTGACGCCGCGCTGCCGGTAGGCGACGGTGGACGCGAGCAGCTCCTGGACCGCCTCAGTGAGGAAGCTGTCCTGGTACCCCGCGGTGCCAACCGGGGAGCCATACTCATGGGTCGGCTTGGTGTAGCCGGGGCCGGTCCCGATCTCGTAGCTGTCAGGCATCGCTTCTGCTGCTCCTCGTTACCCGGTTCCGGTGTTACTTCTTCGTCGCGCCGTTGGACGTGAAGAACTGCGAGGTGGACGCCTGCCCGGTCAGCCGCGCGATCTCCCCGTCGATGTCCTCGAGGTGCTTCTGCTCGCCCTGCGGCGGCGCAGCCCCCTCGGTGTGGTTGAGCCTGACGTACGGCTCCTTCTCCGGGGCGAGGATGTCGTCCAGGCCCTCGCGGTCACCGGACAGCGCCAGCTTGACCGCGTGCTTGCGGGTCTTGGGCAGCAGCCGACCCTTGCCGATGTACCCGTCGACCTCGCGCTCCGCGGCGTCCTTCTGCAGATCACCGACCGTGCCGGACAGCGCGACGTTCTTCTCGGCGAGCTCGGCGACGGCGCCGACCACATCGCTCAGGCTGACCGTCTCCCCGTCCCCGCCGGTGAGCTTGAGGTCGCCGGCCGGCTTCAGCGCCTCGGTCAGCATCGCGGTGAGCCCGCTCATGTCAGCGCGCTGGCTGACCTGCGCCTGGAGGTCCTCCACGTCGATACCGTGCTCAGCCTTGAGTGCGGCGAGCAGTTCTTCCTTGGTCGGCACGGTCTCCTCCTGGGCCAGGACTATGACGTCTCCTTCTCCATCGGCCGAGGCCGCGATGACCTCCTCGTAATCATCCAGGCCGGTGACGTACGGGCGGTTGGTCAGGCAGTGGTGGAGCAGGGCGGGCCCGGCCTTATCGCCGGTGGAAGTATCGGTGTAATCGAGACTGAGGAACGCGCTCGCGCCGAGAATGCGGCCATCCGCAATCCGCTGAGCGATATCCGGGTCGCGGATATCCACCAGGTCGTAGACCTTCTTGCCCTCACGCTCAAAGCCGATCACCTCGCCGGCGTTGCGGAGCGGGTCCTCGCTGTGCTCATTTTTGTCGTTGGCCAGCGGGACCTGCGCGATGTCGCACACGCCGTTGTCGAAATTGCTCTTGACGCGATCGAACCACGCCTCATCCAGCTTCAGCCGCTCCCCGGTCTTGGGGTGAATCAGCTCGCCGAGGTTGAGGATGTGCTTGCGGAACACCCGGCCGCGGGCCTGCCTGCTCCGCGCCAGCTCGACGTAATCCCCGGACGGCGACGGGATGATGACAAACGGCTCCATGCGCAGGTAATCGGACTCAGCCGAACGCGGTCACCTGAGCATTCGCGGCGAAGGACATGACGACGACGCGCTTGTTGACCAGGTTCCGCAGCTCGATGTGCACCTTCTTGGCTGTCACCAAGGCAGCCGCCTTAGCCGGGGCAGCACCGCCGGCCGCCTTGGCCTTGGACGCCTTGGCAGATGCCGCGGAAGCCTTCTGCAGCGCAGCCTTCTGCTTGGCGGACGGTCCCTGCGCCTTCAGCTTCGCGGCGGCAGCGGCCTTGCCTTTCGCCTGGAACGCCAGTTCGTTCTTGCTCAGCGGGACGCCGATTTTGATGACCTGAAACGGCACATTGTTGAGCAGCACCTTCTGGCCGGGCTTCAGGCTGCCCCAGGCAACATGCCGCTGCCGCGGCGTCGGGTAGGCGCCGACCCGCACCGGTCCGCGAGGCCCGGCCCGGACATAGCTGCGGGTGGTGCCGCCGGTCAGGCGCAGCACCTTCTCCAGCGGGCTCTCCGTCACGCAGGGGAAATCGGACTCAGGGAAAACAGAAGAGGCGCTCTGCCGTTGAGCTAGCCGGGCCCTGCCCGGTGCCGGAGTCGAACCGGCATCGCCTCCCTGTAGGTGCTCTGCCCCTGAGCTACCTGGCCGGAGCCAGGGCCGGACTCGAACCGGCTTCCTTCCTACCTCTGTGCAAATTCTAGGCTGCCACCGCAGGCGCGACCCCGGCCGCCGCCAGCGCCAGCTGCTCGAGGCCGTCCGCCCGCAGCCCCGGCCAGCCCCACACCTCGCCGCGCCACGTGGCCGGCACCGCAGAGGCACCGTGTATCGCACCGAGCAGGGCACCGGCCACCGCGGCAACGGTGTCGGTGTCCCCGCCGATGGCCACCGCCAGCTGCAGGCCATGCTCGAGGCTCTCGGCATCCGCTACGGACGCCAGCGCTGCCTTGAAGCAGCCCACCACGCCGCCGTTGCGCCTGAACGCATCCCACGGTGTCTTCGTGCTCAGCGACTCATCTATGGCGTGAATCCAGAACTGCCGGCGCTCGACGGACACGAACTGCAGGCCCTCGTTCATGGCCTCGCGCAGTACGAATGCGTCACCCAGCTCGATAGCCTCGCTAATCGCGATGCTCCACATGATGCACGCATCCCCGCTCCACGCATCCGCGTGCGTCAAATCAGACACCTTACGGGCAACCTCGGCGATCTTCTCGCGGTCACCCAGAAACGGCAGGCACACCGGGCCGGTCCGCATCAGGCTGCCGTTGCCGGTGCCCGGATCCCAGCCGCGCGGCACCAGCAGGCTCTCCTGCTTGCGGGCGTACGCCCTGCTGGCCATGACCAGGCCGCGGGGGGTCTTCGCCCGGCTCATGACAGCCCTGGTCTGCCCGCCGATGTCCTTGGGGTGACTGCGGTACCACTGCAGCAGGTTCGCGGCCACCTTCAGCGGCTCAGACCTGGCCACCACCACGCAGACGGCCTGCTGGGTGTCGTCGGTGTACTCGCCCGGCTTGAACCCGAACCCCCCGCCGCACATCGTTGCGCCGCTGGCTGGCACCCGCTTGCCGGTCTCGTACCCGGCACCCAGCGCGTCTCCGCACGCCATTCCCAGCATGACACCCTTAATCCTGTCTTCCCTGTCACTCATGACTGCCTCCACAGAGACCAGCGCTTGCGCAGCCGAGGGCAGCTCTTGTGGTTGCTCCTGGTACCGAGCTTGACCGCCCTCTTGGGTGTGGTCACACGGTTGGGCTTGCGAATCCTGATCATGTCTCAAGTATAACGTGAAGGTTGACTCTTGTCAACCTAGTGGAGGTCATGACTTACCCCTGTACTTCTCCGCGATAGCGCGGGCCTCGGCCAGCGGGGTGCCCGGGCTGCAGAACCGCTCATACTCCTCACGCGGGCAGACCACCGGCCGGTGCTTCCTGTGTGCCGGGATGGCGCCGGTCTTGCCACCCAGGGCATGCCGCCACGAATTCCGGTGCGTGGTGACCGGCAAGCCGTCCTTCCAGCAGACGAACTGTGATGTGCTCATGACTTCATCCCCGACGCCTGCTCCCACGCCTTGCGGTAAAGCTCAGGCTTTCCGCGCCGCCCGGCCTCGGCGTAGCAGGCGTCGCACATCCAGTGGTAGTCGCTGCGCGGGTTGTTGTCCGCATAGGCCGACAGCCAGATGTACTGCTCCGCTAGCTCGAGATATTCCGCATCACTGACTGCCGCGGCCAGCCGGTCAGCGAACGCCTGCCTGAGCTTGCCGTAGTTGTCGGTGCCCTCGATGGTCAGCTTCTCGCTCATTCTCAAGATCCGGGCACGCCATCGCCCGGCTGCCAGCCGCGCTGCCCCATGAGCACCCACTCACGGCCGGTGTCGCTGGTCCTGATGACCACGCCCGGCAGTTCGCCCGCATGCTGCGCCATGACCGCTGGCACCTCGTTCTCGGTGCACGCGAACACGGGAACACCGTCTCGCTTATCCAGCTCATTACGCAGCCGGATGATCTCGGAACGCAGCGCCGTGATGGTCTCCTGAGTCTTCTCTCCTGACATCTTCCCACCTCCTGATAGGACATCAGGATACGGCGAACGTTGACTCTTGTCAACCTAGTGGAGGAGGTCTGACGCCACCCGGTAGCGGGCATAGTGCAGCGCCTGCGGGGCGCTGATCCCGTCGGGGACATCCAGCAGCGACCACTTGCCGGGGTACGGCGGCCCGGCCGCCAGCCGCTGCGCGTGCTCCTCGAACGTGGCGCGGGTGCCGAGCGCCTGCGCCTGCGCGATGAGCGGGGAAATCAGGTTCTCATGCGCCGGGACCTCGGCGTGGCTGCCATCGGGCAGGAACACCGCCAGCGGGCCGAGACGCCCGGAACCGACCAGGATCTTCATTCCGGCGCGTCCCCGTCAAGCACCCGCTCGCCGCCAGCCGGAGCCTGCTCAAGGAACGCCTGCCGGCTGGCGGCCATCGCCTGCGCCGCCTCCTCACTCACCCCGGCGTTCAGCAGCAGCGTCTTATCCACGTTGTCCAGTGTCACCGCGACCATGTGCGGGCGGGTCTGGACCTGCTGCAAGCCCGTCACCCGGAACGGGCCGAGAGTCTTGTCGCTGCCAGCGAACACCGGCAGGAAGATCTCCGGGTCCAGCCCGTGCCGGCCGGTGACCAGGATCCGGGGAATCAGGTAGGTGGTGCCGCGCTCGCCCTGCCAGGACGCGAGAGCGCCGTGCGGGAATTCCCGGTCCATCTTGGCCTGGTACTGCGCGACCAGATCAAGCGGCATGGCTGAACGGTACCTCCTTTCCCTGCGCCAGCTCCTCGAGCTGCTGGGCGACCTTCGCGGCCTGCGCGGCGGCATCGGCCAGCTTCTCTTGCGTAACCACCTGCTTGGCGAATTTCTTCTCTGCCGCCGGGGCGCCGGACAGCGCGGACACCGGCGGCACGTACGGGTGCTCCGGCTGAGCGAACCAGCCGTCGGACTTCATCGCGGCGATGGCCTTCTTCACCGCGGCGGCCACCCCGGACGAGGTGACGATCCGGTCCTCCACCGGCAGCCCGCGGATCTCGGTGATCCCCGCGCCTTTCAGGTCGGCGATGATCTGCTTGCGCTGGGACTCGCTGTACGCCTTGAGCACCTCGATGTCATCCAGCAGGCTGATCGCGTCCCCGATCATGGCCTCGTTGCTGCTCATGGAGTGCGCGGACGCCTGGGCGAAATCGAAGAAAGAATTGGTGCGGCGCGCGTCGGTCTCGCCGAAGTGGTCGGAATCGAAGGTGTAGGTCTGCACCCGGGCCAGCACCCGCGGGCTGATCCACACGGACATGTTGCTCTCCGACTGCTGGTTCTGCCGGGTGAACACGGTGCCGGACGAGCCCTTCTCCATGTCGCTGCCCCAGCTCATCCCGGTCTTGTGGGTGCCCAGCGCCCGCAGCCGGGCATCGGAGGAG